CTTCTTCCCCCTGAACGATTTTCTCGTCCGCCATATTAAAACCTCCTATAAATGTTAAAGCCACTCCTAAGTTTTGAAGTGGCTCTTTCCAGTTTATTTTATGTATTGGAGAAGTTGACCCAACGGTGGACTTCAGTCCACACTTATCATTGAGACTAGGCTTCTAAGCCATCGGGTAACTCTCCAATACAATTACAAGTATAGCATCTTTAGAGGAAGAAAGCAATGGCTCGTTACTTAAGGTGCGTATAATCTCTTATTCGTTGTCTGCCAGCGTTTCTTTGCTAAAGCAATAAGTTTCCTAGCCATTAGGATTTGAGGATACCCCATAAGCATTCTCTTAGCTTTGGCTTGTTCAGCCTCATCGCCATTCTCTAGTTTCTTTATCTCATCCGCAATCTTCCTTAGCTCTTGAGGGTAATTAGCCCAGATACGCCCTTCTATTTCCCGATAGGCTTCTCTACTCGCTTCAGCATAAGGAATCTCTTCAGGCTTTGCTTTTCTTAATATCGGTGCACCTGTAGGACGATGAGTAACCTGACCTACACCGAAGAAAGCACCAGCAGATAGCAAACTACCCGTCAAGCCCTCTTCTACAGTAGCATCAATCAAGTCCTGAATAAATAAAGGCGTTAATCTCTGGTAAGCCTGCCTTCTTAAACTCTCTGTCTCAAGTGATAATTCCTCTCCCATATATGTCGTTCCAGATAAAATATCATAAACCAAGCCAGCAGCAGGGGAGAACTTGGATTGCAGGAAATTACCAATAACAGAAGTTCTCTTAAGTTCCCGCAATGCACCACCTGTTGTCTCTTTCCTTTCGGCAGTCACAAATTGAGATGCAAACCTTGCATATTGGATAAAGCCAGTCCAGACATCCATTCTTGTATCGCCAACTTTCACCTTCCCAAAATCAGCAGAACGAGGGTCTGATTCTATTTTTGCCCCAGCCAAGGCAGCCATAGAAAGAATACCTGCCCCAAAGCCCAAGAATTGAATCATTGTTCTCCAAGCCTCTTTTCTTACTGCGGGTATTTTAGAGAACAACATTGCAGGAAATTGAAATTTAGACAACTGTAATCTTGGTGAGAACAACATGGCATTGGCTATTGGGCCAATATCACCTTTCAATAAACTCCAATCACCACGCCCAGAGGCTATGTTAATAAGCCTTATCAATCCCCTTAAATCTCGGTCAGATGTAGCACCCATTTTCTGAAATAATTTAAGGCCGTGCTTAAAGGATTTGAAACGCAAATCGTTCAAACCACCTATGAAAGCCCTCTCCGAATGACCAACTAAAGGAATACGCCTTGCAAATCTCGTCATAAAGGCTTCTTCTGCTTTCCATAGTTGCGTTGTCTTCCCTGGTAGAGGAGCTATATAACCACCTAACCTATCAAATATCGCAAAATCAGGGTCACTTCTGATAAGTTTATCTAAGTTCTCAAGATAACTTTTACTAAAGAAAGATTTAACTTGCGACTTCAGCATACTAGGTAATAAGTAGGGTCTCCTTGCCAAAAGAAGGAGACCCTGTCTTAAGGTAGCAGAAAGGTCAACTGAAGTAATTATAGCTCTAGGTAGATTGGCAGCATCTAATAATCCATTTACCACCTTTCTGCCAAGTGTCTCGTAAGCCTTAATGAACTGAGGGCCGAAGACTTCACCTAATAATGCGATTTCATTTCTCTGTAAGGGTTCATTGGTCATTATCAATTTAAGAAAAGCATCATTGGCGTGAGCCTTATCATATACCTGTAAATTAGAATCTCTGATAGCCCCAAATAATTCTCTTGCTTCTTCTTTGGTGAATTGGTCTCTGATAGGCGTTTCGGCAGTTGGTAATTTACCTGCCCTTAATTTTCCAGCCTTGGCAAGGGCAGCTTCCGGCTCTCCTGTTTGTAGAGCCTTCTCCATCATAGCTGCTCGCCTGCCTCTCTCGGCTGTTCTAAGAGCTTCAGTTTCTCTTAAAGCTGGCTTCTCAATTTTCAAAACTTTAAATAATTTGGTTTTGGCTTGTTCTCTAAGAGCTAAGGATTCTGCTACTGTTCTAGGTGCTTGGCTTATACCTAATCCACGCCCTACTGCCCCTACAGCACCCCCAACAGCTTTTTCTAATCCAGCCACAGGAGCCGAAATCGCTTGGGCTGCTCTACCAGCTACCCCACCTGCCTTTCCTGCTTCTTTGAAGACTTGCCTACCAGCTCCGCCAATAGGTGTTAAGGCTGCTCTCCCTACTTGAGCTAATCCGCCTCTTACACCCCCAGCCTGTGCCATAGGTTTAAGTGCTTGAATGCCCCGTCCCGCAGCACCAGCAGCACCAATAAACAAAGGCGATTCGGCCAACGCTTTGTTATACCAAGGCATTTCTTCATAAGCCTTTTGAGCTTCTGGGGGATTTTGAGTAGCTATAATCGCCATACCTTTTACTTTTTCACTGGTAGACAAGTCATCCCAATTATTAGTCCTACCATTGCTTGCCTTATTAGCTACCCAAGAATAAACAGACTGCCTTTCGGGTTCATGAAGAAGCATAGAACCTGCCGTACCAACCTTTGTCCCAAACCATTTGAAAGGAGCAAATAAAGTGTTAACCCCTTGCCCTAAAGCAGTGCCAAAAGTCTCACCCTTCGCTTCATTCCAAGGGGTGATTTTTGACCACAGGGATTGCTGAACAGGCATTTCTGGCATCTGGTCTTGCAAATAGGGAGTGCCGTATCTTGACTGGTCTCTTAATGTCCCCCGCCATGCTTCAATAGGTGTTAAAGCCATATTATCTCCAGTAACCTAAACTCATCGCATTGCCACCGCCAGGGGCGGCTCTTGACCATAATCTCCACTGCGTCTCTTCAGGTATAGCACCAGTTCTAGCTTGTTCGTAACCATAATACTGTTGTAAAGCACTCGGCCCCATTCTGGCCTGATATTGTCTTGAAGGCCAAGTCATCGCTGGCATACCTGACAAACCTGTTGAAGTCCCAGTCTGTGTAGTTGTTGGCGTAGTATATGATGTTGGGGCGTAAGATCCACCAGCAGTTGAGGGAGCATAAGTTCCCGTTGTAGTTGGGCTAACGGCTTGTTGCCCGATTTGGTTGATTGGATTAAGTTCTGGGTAATTAGCATAATAGGCGTTTGCTTGGTCAATAAGAGACTGCTGCTCTGTAGTGGGGGCAATTCCCGTAGCTTGGTTATAGGCTAACGATACACCTGAGAAAATGTCGTTTGCTTGTTGCTGCGTCATACCACTCTTTGCCAACATTTCTTGGTTGTATTGTGCTTGCCTAGCAGCTACTTGGGCATTTGTATTAACAGAACCTTGGTATTCATCAGCTATTCTTTCTTGCTCTTCTGGGCTGAGAGAAGACACCGGTGTCATCATTCCCCCCATTACAGTATATTCTGGAACAGGTCTGCCAGAAGGGGATGTAAAACCTGTGGCGGGGGCAGCAACATAAGTCGGCGTTGCGGGAGGAGCTTGCTGGGCAGGTTCAACATAGCCAGCGTACGGATATTGAGTTGCTGGAGATTGAATAGCAGCACCCGAGGCAATTTGCTGTTCTATAGATGGTGGATTCCAAGCAGGTGCAGCAGTTTGCCCTGTGGTAGATTGGGTAGAAGCTGACCTATACTGCGGGCCTGCACTCATACCACTGGCAGGTAGACCTGTAGCACTCGTTGGCGTTATCTGCCCAGTAAGATAAGGATTGACAGTTGTTGGTTGCCTTGTTGTGCCAGTTACAGGATATTGCAAGTTTGGATTTTGTGTAGTAGGTGTTCTACCTGTCGTGCTAGTTGTAGTGGGAGTTACAGTAGTAGTCGGAGCAACAGCGGAAGGGGTAACAGTTGATGGGGTAGTAGTAGCTCCAGGAGTATATCCAGGGATTGTATAAGGAGTAGTAGTAGTTCCTGTCGTTGGTATGCCCTGCCAACCTGGTATAGTCTGACCTGCACTTAATCCATACTGTTCAGGCATTAAGGGAAGCATCCATGGCTGAACTACTGCAGGTTGTCCAGAATATAAAGAATACTCCAGCCAGCTTGCGGGCTGAGCAAGCATTTGAGCCATAGTCGCTTGTTTATCCTGAGCAAGTTGCTGTTGCTGTAAAGCTATCTGTTGCTGTTGATAAGCAGTTTGAGCCGCTAATTGCTGTTGACCTAGAGATACATCTGCTTGTTGATACTCGGTCATAGGTGTTACTTGCCCAGGGACTGTGCCATATCTTCCAGTGGATACTCTGGCGATTTCATTACCATAGGCATCATACGAAACTAAGAAGATTTCACCTGTAGGACTTGTTATTTCAGCCTGACTGGCGACTTGCCCTGTTTCGCCTTGACTATAATACTGGTCATATATTTTTTGGGCATCTGCGGGATTATATTCAAGCCCAGTTTCATCAACATATTCCCCCTGTGGCGTTTGCCATATCATCCCAGGGACAAAAACTGTTGAACCTATAGGGATATTGGAAGGTGCTTGCCCCCTTTGGTTAGCAAGCCAAGCGTCTGCTTCGGCTTGGGTCATTAACATCTGAGTATCATTATCCCAATAAGAACCATCAGGTAATTGAATTAAACCCTCTGGTGTCATTCTACCTTGATAGTTTAGAAAATTCGCACCTTCAGCCCTAAGCCATTCAGTAAGTCTTTCGGGATACTGTGCTTTGATGGCAAAAAACTTAGCGAGGTCTGTTAATTGTAATGAGGCTTTTATTTCTTCATAACTCAATGGGCCTGTTACTGCCATATTATTCCTCCAATTCCCTTAGAGCTTTGTATTCCTCATTAAAGAAGAACCGCTCTAATATGGGTGATTTAGAACCATATATTCTTGCAGCCAATATTTTATCTTCCCGTGTCCAATCTTTATATTTCTTTCCCAAGATTTTCTCGGGATTGCCTATATCAGCTATCGGCTCAATGTATTCCTTAATATAAGCATCAGCATCATCCAGTGCTTCTTGAATTGTCTCATCAACCAAATCTATCCACTCGTTACCTTTAGCCATACGTCAGCCCACCTCCTCCTTGTCCCTGTGTCGGGCTTATCGGAGTTTGGCTTCTTAATGCTTTGAGTTTATTCTGCATATCTTGGGCTGAACCTAACGGAGCGGTCTGTGGAACTCCCGTAGTCATCCCACCCATTGGCTGCCCTTGCGGTTGAACTGGCTGTTGGACAGGCTGCCCTAAATTAGGAGCAACTTCAGCGCCGACTCTTGTATTGAAGGCTTGCTGTGCTTTGACTTGAATATATTGCTGTTGTACTTGTCTGACAGCAGGGGAGTTTTTGATTAACTCTTTCTCTTCCTCCCTCTCTAAAGCCTGAGCATCAACATTACTCATCTGTTTTCTAGCCCACTGTCTGGGAACAATACCACCCTTAACCAATCTCTCAAGGTCATCGTGTCGTCTGTATTCATCTTCCTCTGATATAGGGGCAAATTCCACATAGCAGGTAAAAGGATCTTTCATTTTGTCTTTTTCTATGATAGTGTCAAAATCATCCGTATGTGTCCTAGACCAAAGACGGACTTTCCCAGGGACTACATTCTTATAAAGTTTGGCACAATTTACAAGAACTTTAGCAGTCCCATATTGGAAAGCATCTTGGGCATAGGCATATCTTGTCCCAGCTTCAGCCAATAACAATCGCCTATCAGCACCAGACCTCACACCCTGTTCGCCAAGCCCTCTTATAGAACGAGGGGCAGCGTGGGCAGCTATGATATCAGAAGTCATCGCCAACTGAACTCTTAAGGCGTCAGGGGGAATATCTGGGGTCATCTTATCAAGAGTAACACCTTCGGGTTTTTCTGTTACAGCACCATAATATTGTTTTAGTTCTGTTAATTTAGCAGCGTTTTCACCACTCACTATATACCAAGGCCAAGCACCCTTTTTAAGAACAATGTCCGAAATTGAATAATCCCTAGACTCGGCCGCAAGGACATCAAACATATATCGGAGAATACCTACATATCTCATCTCCAACTTGCCATCAATAGAGAAATTACCAAGACCTGAGTCAATTTCTACATAAGGCAAAAAATCATAGCGATGCTTCACAACACCACCAGCAGGAAGAACAGGCTCACCATCAGCCAAGTAACATTTATAAGTCTCATCCCAATACTCAATCCACTCTACATTTTTATCAACATCTTTACTCTTGGGATTAGTCCATCTAGGATATTTACTCCTAATATTAAAACAAACCCTTTCGTGTTTTTCTATAATAAACTGAGGTTCAATGTGGTCTGGGTCTGGCATAACGCAATAGGGATTGACCGCTTGTATTATTATAGGGACAGATAATTCGGTTGTCCCTTGCCATTCCTCTATTCGTTTAGCATAATCGTCATCGGGCTCATCTGGTTTTTGTATCGGCTTATCGGGCCACCTATCAGCATCCCATACAGTTTTAAGGAAAGTTAAACCATGCAGAGCATAATGCTTCGCAGCTACACGCCAAGGTGAAATCGGAGACTCAACATTCGTTCTATATATCATACCGAGATAAAACTTACGCATCATCTCAGCTTCTTCATCAGCAACTTTTGTTATACCCTTCTTATTAACTAGAACACGAGCATTAGATATATTTATATGGTCAACAAAGGCATCTACCATATCCCTTGCCGTTGGGAGGATAGTCCCCTCTTTGACAACATCGGAGGGAAGCTGCAATCCCTCAAGGAAATCAAGCTCGTAGAATTTCTCGTCTAACTTGAACTTGTCCCTGACTTGGGAATAATAGTCCTTCTGGAGCTTCTCAACTAATTTCTTTATATTTTCAATATCAGGCTTATAAGCTTTCATATTATCTCCTCCAAGGTTTAGAAGTAGGTTGGTAATTTAATGTGTTTATCGTTTTGGGAGTCCAGTCTTCTAAATGGACTTCATCTCTTTTTGCCCAGCATATCCCAACGGCGATAGGGTAATCATCATGCCTTCCAGCGAGGGCTTCAATACGCCCCCCCTGTTTCACATTCCGTATAACATCGTAAAATTGTTTTAATCCGTCTTTGTTGTATATGATAATCTGGTTATTGTTTACAGCAGGTATCAAGTTACCAAAAAGCTCAATCCTGCTCTTGGAATCCGTTCTCCAACCCTCTTTACCTTCGGTTTTCTTATCGTCCATATAACCGAAGTTTTTATATCCTAGTTCTTGAGCCTTTGTTATGACAACACGACCCCAGTCATTATTCTCCGGAAACCACTTGGGATTCTTGTAATATTTTAGTAACTTGACACTATGCCAAGCCAATTCTTCGGGTGGTAAATCCTGCCTTAAAATATCGGCTACAATTTCGCCTGTCTTAACATTCATTACCGTGGTAACAGCAAAGTCCTTCCCACTTCCGTGAGAAGCATCTGAAGACGCTATATAAAATTGCCCCATCTGGAAAGGCTTGAAAATATTTATAACACCGAAATCCAAGTCACCTTCAACCTTAACGGGATTGCGGATATTCTCCATCATCTGATTCAGGGTTGTTTTGTCAAAAGCAGCTGATTGCTGAGGAATAGTTAAGGCTTCCTCAATATTTTTAGGGTAAGAACGCATCATATAAAGTTCAGGTGTCAGCCCTTGAAGTTCCGCATCCACAGTATTACGCTTAGTATATTCATACCAGTCATTATCCCTACCAGGGACAACATCCCAAGGGAAAAATAATGGTACAAAATCATTCTTTTCCGCTAAAGCATCCTTGAACAAAACCTTTGCAACAGTTAGTGGGTCAGGGTCTATGCAAGTGAATATAGAAATGAATTGAGCCATACCCCTATCTATTGTTGGCTTGGCAGCCTCAAAATTCCTAGCTGCATATGGATGCTCATCATGTTCATCACAGACAACAATTGAAGTTGTATGGCCTATGCCAGCAGATTCAGTGGATGGCATAGCCCTAATACTGCTTGACATGACAGGAAACCCAATTTCGCCACGACTATCAGGGTTCAAGTGAAGTCGCAAAAAATCAGGTAACTGCAAATATATCCTTCTACATTTATCTAAAAGAAGGAATGCTTCTGATTCGCCTTTTGAGAAAAGTAGTATATTCGCACCCTTCTTAAAAAGGGCAAACCAAAGCACATAAGCAGCTGTTATATAAGATAAACCAATCTGCCTAGCCTTGAGTATGCTTATTAACTTGGCACTCAAGTAGGTTTTGATTACTGTTATTAAATGCGGCCATAGTTCAAAAGGTATAACACCACCAGAATTATCAATGGTTGGGGTTTCTATTATCCGACAGTAAGAAAGAAAATGTGTGAAACTCGCCTTACACTTCTCTCGCTCTATGGCTTTTTGTTTGAGATTTAACTCCGTTAATACATCTGGCATAGTAAACCATTACTTACTCATTTTAAGGGCTAGAATCCTTACTACAGAAGCTCTCATGTGTATTCTATATGACAACCAGAGGTGCCGCATGTAGTCTCTAATTGTTCTGTAGTGGTCTCGCAAGA